ATGTTGTGTCAAGGGCCGGCGGCTTGCCGATCTGGCCCGACCTGATGGCCCGCCCCCACAATGGGGCTATTGACGTCTTTGATACGACCCCCCATAATGGGGGTAGAAGGTGGGATGGAGAAGCTCAAGCCGCACTATGATCTGGCCAGGATCAAAGCCGCGTTCACCGACGCCGCCAGGTTGAACCGCACCTATGGCTCGCGGCAAGGGGCCGACGAGTTGGGTATGGACGACGCGGCCGTGGTCGCCGTTGTTCAGGGGCTGAGCGCGTCGGACTTCGATAAGTCGATGACCTCGATTGCTGACCATAGGATTTGGCAGGATGTTTACAGGCCGCGAGTGGCCAGTCGAAACCTCAACGTGAAGTTTACGCTCGACGCCCACCGGGATTTGCTTTTGATCAGTTTCAAGGAGGCGTGACATCGTGCGGAACCCGCGAGAATATCCCGACGTGATTCTGAGTGCGGAATCGGGGCGACCCATGACGCGGGGTGAAAAGCTCGTCAACTTGGAAGTTCAGGGCCACCTCTATTCATATAAGCAGCCAGGTTGGTGGTGTTCCCTGACGGACCCCAACGACATGGAGGGGCAGCTCGTCGATGGAGACAGCCAAGTCGCCGAAATGGCGCGGCGCACCGCCAAGGCGCTGGCGCACGGCGAACGCGTATTTGTGCCCATTGTGATCCGCGCCATCCGTCAGCGTTGCGGCCTGACGCAGCGCGAGGCCGGCCTTCTGTTCGGTACGGGGGAAAAGTCCTTCGAGAAATACGAGAGCGGTGAGATCACGCCGTCGGCGCCCACCAAGCGCCTGCTGCGTCTGGCGATGGAGCAGCCGGAGCTTTTCAAGTCGGGCGACCGGCGGAGCACCGCGTCGTCCGATGACGATTCCGCGTTCGTGCGTGCGGCATTGCGCTCCGCGCGGGTGGAACGCCTTTACGAGCCGCTGTTCGCCGAGCCGGCATGAGGTCAGCCGTTAGCGGCAATGCCCGCGCGCCACCCTCAGCGGGCCTGGAATGCTACCGGACCGACGACGCCCACGAAGAGCCCCGCGATCAGGAGGCCCGCCGCGATCCAGAGGGGCCGGAACGGGATGACGAGTTCGGTCGTGTCGGACCGCGTGGACGGCCGGCTGAAATTCCCTATGCGGCCGAGGGTCCAGCCGACGAACAGGGTGCATCCGAGAGCGAGAGCAAGTGATCCGACGGCCGGAGGGCCTCCCGCGACCTCGGCCGCGCAGGCGGCCGCGGCGGCGCCCGCGCCCGGCGCCAATGTTCGCCGGCGAAGCGCGCCGCCTTCGAAGCCCCTCGCGCCGGCCAGGCGCTGGTACAGGGTCGCGAGCGTCTTCAGGGCGACCAGGTATCCCGCGAGGCCGACGACCGCCAAGGTGAGACGCCACGCCCATTGCGGCTGGACGGACGCGAACACAACGCCCCAATCTCCAAAGGTCGTGGCGCCACCGACGATCAGGTAACCGCAGGCGATGAGCAGATTGAAGCCGCAGCTCAGCCAGAGGAAGTAGCCGAGCGTGTCCGAGCGCCCTCGCAGATGCAGGAGTGCGGCGCAGACCCCGCCGATAGCGAAGTTGAAAGCCGGGCCGGCGACGACCATCGGAATTGTGTGAACCGAGCACCTCATCCAGAGCGGCGCGAGCGCCGTGACGCGCCCGCCGTCGAGGAGGCACACCCCGCCGTGACCGAGAAGTTCATGACCAACGGTCTCCCCGACAAAGGCGAGAACGCCGATAGCGAGGATCGTCGGCAGGCTGTCACTTCTGGCCACGCTCGCCCCCCCCGACCGATGTCCAGGCCATACCTTAGATCTTGAGATTCAGCGCCGCCAGGGCGCCGTTTCGGCTCCATCGGCGGCGACGCGAACGGCGCGACTCCAGGCACTTGCGGGAAGAGAACAAATAGGGAACAAATTGCGACAGAACACGAAATGAGCGAATTAGCGGGTTGACAACCGGCCGAGAATATGTTGCAATATGCAAACTAGAGGAAATCGGGTCCACGGGCTTTCGAGGGCTCGAACGCGGGAAGGGAGGCGGGCGGCATGGGGAGCGACACCGCCGAATCCGCGCGCATGGCCCCAGGTGAGGCCCCGCTTCCCGATCTCGCCAAGCTGAAGCGCTATTTCACGGAGTCCGAGCAGCTGACGCTCGAAGCGCGCAAGAACAGCCTGATCAGCATCGACTATTACGATTCCGATCAGTTCACGCCGGCCGAACTGACCGCGCTGAACGCCCGCGGCCAGCCGGCGATCGTGATCAACAGGATCAAGCCGGCGATCAACGGCATCATCGGGGTGACCGAGAAGGGCCGCAGCGATCCGCGCTGCTGGCCACGCAATCCGGGCGAGACCGACCAGGCCGACGCGGCGACCGACGTGCTGCGCTATATCGCCGATTTCAACCGCTTCAAGCGGATCAAGCAAGACTGCTTCAAGGACATGCTGGTGCCGGGCACGATGGCGGCGCTGGTCGGCGTCGACACCGACAGCCAAGTCACCGTCACCCAGATCCGCTGGGAGGAGTTCTTCCACGATCCCCGCGCCCGCCGCGCCGACTTCGACGACGCGCGCTATCTGGGCATCGCCAAGTGGATGTACGCCGACGACGCGACCTCGCTCTACCCCGAGAAGGGTTCCGAAATCGAGGGGGCGGTGCAGAACGGCGGCATTGGCGGCATGGTCCCCGACCAGAGCTATCAGGACCGGCCGCTGCAGGGCTCGGGCGCCGGCGGCGCCTGGGTCGATCCGAAGATGCGCCGGCTGCTGGTGATCGAGATGTTTTACAAGGACGGCGGCGCCTGGATGCGGTGCGTGTTCACGGGCACCGATATCCTGGAGAGTGGACCCAGCCCCTATCTGGACCACAAGGGCCGGCCGGACTGCCCGATCGAGGCGCACAGCGCCTATGTGCGGCGGGACAACGGCCGCTACGGCGCGGTATGGGATATGATCGGGCCGCAGGACGAGATCAACAAACGCCGCTCCAAGAGCGTGCACCTGCTCAGCGTGTCGCGGATCGAGATCAAGGACCCGAGCGCCATCGACGTCGACGCCGACGTGGCCCGCAAAGAGGCGGCGCGGCCGGACGGGGTGATCCCCTACGGCTGGGGCCTGGCCCCGAACGTGGCCGAGTTCCAGGGCAATATGGAGATGATGGCCGAGGCCAAGGCCGAGATCGAACGGATGGGGCCGAACCCGGCCGTGCTCGGGCGCGCGAACGAGGATTCGTCCGGTCGGGCGCTGCTGGCCCGCCAGCAGTCGGGCCTGACGGAGCTGGCCAACCTCTACGGGGCGCTGGAGGACTGGGAGCTGCGCGTCTATCGCCAGATGTGGGCGCGGGCGAAGCAGTTCTGGAAGGCCCCGCAGTTCATCCGCGTCACCGACGACGAGAACAGCCCGAAGTTCGTCGGGCTGAACCAGCCGATCCCCGGCGGGCCGCCGACCATCGGGGCCGACCCGCAGACCGGCATGCCGATCCTGCGGCCGGGCGTCCTGGGGTTCAGGAACACCGTCGCGGAGATGGACGTCGACATCGAGATCGACACCCAGCCCGACACCGGCACCATCCAGCAGGAGGCGTTCAACGAGTTGATGCATCTGGTGGGCTCGAGTCCGGCCTATCAGCAGCAGATCCCGCTCTCGACGCTGATCCAGCTGTCGCCGATCCCGCACAAGCGGTCGGTGCTCGACTCCATCAAGGCCGCCGCGGACCAGCAGGCCCAGGACAAGGCGCGGCAACAGGCGCTCGCCCAGGCCCACGCCCGGGCGCAACTCGACAATGTGCAGGCCGACACCCAGCAGAAGCAGGCCGCCGGCTTCGCCAAGGCCACCGACGCCCTGACCTATGCCCACTCGGCCCATGCCGACTCCGTGGCGCGGGGGATGGAGGCCGGAATCGACCACGGGCGCCGGCAGCCGGCGTTTCAGCAGGGCCAGGACGCTCAGATGAGCGACCAGCAGCGCGATCTTGGCGCGGCGGAACAAGCCGGTCAGCCCCCGCCTTTCCCGCCGCCTTTCTGAGGCGCGAGGGCTCGAAGACCTACAACGGGCGTAAGGCTCCCGCCGCCGGGGAGACGGGCCGCGACGAAACGCGGATGGGCCGCCGCCATGCGGGCGCACCGGGCCGCCACCGTTCTGGGCGAGGGTAATCCATGAGCGAAAAGCTGAGTTTCCTCGGCGGCGTCGAGCCGTCCGAGCCTGAAGTGGCAGCCACGGGCGCCGCCGTTGCGGAGGCCGTTCAGGCGTCCGTCGCGGTGGAGGCGCCGGTCGCGGGCGAGACGCCCACGGTCCAGACTCCCGCGGTCCAGGTGGTGGAGGCCGGCCAGGTGCCGATCTCCGCATTGCTGGATGAACGGGAGAAACGGCAGGCGGAGAGAGCCGCGCGCGAGGCGCTCGAGCGACAGCTCGCGGCGATCAGCGCCCAGGCCAATCTGCCCCAGCCGGCCACCCCGGCGGAAGCCGTCCAGGCCGCGCTCTACCAGCAGAACCTGCGGTCCTCCCGCCGGTTCGCCGAGCGCGAGCATGGCAAGGACACCGTCGCCACGGTCCACGACTGGGCCGCCAGGCGGTGCGACGAGGACCCGCGCTTCAATCAGCGGATGCGCGCCGCGGAGGACCCCTACGAAGCCGCTTACCAAGCCTACAACCGATCCCAGCTCGAACCGCTGATGACCGGCGTGAAGCCCGACGACTTCGCCGCTTTCAAGGCCTGGCAGGCGGCTCAAGCCGCCGGCGGGGCGACTCCATCCACCGTATCCCACTCACCGTCGCCAGCGACGCCCGTTCCCCGCACCCTCGCCACCGCCCCCGGAAACGGCGGCGCCGGCGTGGCGCATGTGCCCGTCGGGCCAGGGCAGGCGTTCGCGGCGACCATCAATAGATAGGACCCGCCACCCATGGCCGAAACCACCCTCGCAACCGCCTCCGAACGGCAAGTGTGGGTTACCAAGTACTTTCAGGAGTACGTCCGCAACTCGCGCTTCATGCCCTACATGTCGAACGCCGACATCAACAAGGGCGGCATCATCCTCACCAAGTTCCAGGCCGAGGAAGAGGCCAAGCGCACGATCAACATCCCCTTCATCGGCCGCCTGAAGTCGGCGACCGGGGTCACCGGCGCCCAGGTGCTGGACGGCCAGGAAGAGGAGCTGACCAACTACAACTGCCCGATCACCATCGACTGGCGCCGCAACGCCGTGCGTATCCCCAAGTCGACGTCGTTCCGCACCGAGATCAACCTGTGGGACGCCGCCAAGGACGCCCTGCGGGTCTGGGAATCGGAGAAGCTGCGCGACGACATCATCCATTCCCTGGCGCATTGCCTGATCGACACCAACGGGACGATCGTGCCCTGGGACCAGGCGACCACGACCCAGCAGAACACCTGGCTGACCCAGAACCCCGACCGGATTCTGTTCGGCGCGCTGAACTCCAACCTGGTCGCCGGCAACTATGCCTCGTCGATCGCCAACGTCGCCTCGACGGCCAAGTGCTCGGTACCGATGATGTCGCTGGCCAAGCGCATCGCCAAGCTGGCCGACCCGCACATCCGCCCGTTCCGGGTGGAGGACGGCGACGGGCGGGAGTTCTTCGTGGCCTTCCACGGGGCCCGCACGTTCCGCGACCTGAAGGCCGACACCACCATGGTCTCGGCCAACAGCAACGCCCGGGCGCGCGAGGGGCTGGGGATGGAGAAGAACCCGATCTTCCAAGACGGCGATCTGATCTACGACGGGATCATCCATCGCGAGATCCCCGAGATCGACGGCTATTGCCTGGGCACCGTCAACGCCAACGGCGGCGCGGTGTGGTCGGGGGCCGGCGCCAGCGGCGCCGACATCCGTCCGGTGTTCCTGTGCGGCGGCGGCTCGGTTGGCCTGGCCTGGGGCCAGGAGCCGACGCCGCGCACCGACATGATCAAGGACTACGGGTTCCGGCCCGGCGTCGCGATCGAGGAGCTGCTGGGCGTCAAGAAGATCAGCTTCA